AAGGAACTATGCAATAATGATAACATTAAGAAAGCTTACAACTGACAAAGAGCTATGGGATGCATTTGTAGAATACATAGATGAATCTATAGCTAAACAACACAAAGCACTAGAGCAAGCAACAGAAGTTTCTATGATGTATAAACTACAGGGATCTATTGCTTGTTTACGTAGAATGAAATATCTTAGAGATGAGTTAAATAGTAATGCCAAAAAAGTTAACGAATAAAACAAATCTCATAGTAAAAGAAACTGGTAGACCTGTCTTTAAGTTAGATGGTGAAAATGTTTCTGAAAAATCTGCTACAATTAAAGTGGATGATTTCTATGTTAATCTACCTTCAATACATGGTAACATGAAATATAATGAAGATGAACTTTACGATATGTTAATGAATGACGAAATAAAAGCAACAAGTGTTCATAAAAAACATAGTGATGCGATTAAAGCTGCAAAAGAAAGAAGTAAAAATTTAACTATTATACAACGTAATAATAAAAATAAAGGTGGGATAATGGAACAACAAATGAATTTATTTAAAGAAGGTGGAATGAAAGATGACGGACTAGATAGAGATCCTGTCAGTGGTAATGAAATACCTCCGGGATCATTAGCTAAAGAAGTTCGTGATGATATACCTGCACAATTAAGTGAGGGTGAATATGTTGTTCCTGCTGATGTTGTACAATATTACGGTGTAAAGTTTTTTGAAGATTTAAGAATGCAAGCTAAACGTGGTCTTGCACAAATGGCTGCAACAGGTCGTATTGGTGGTGAACCTGTATCTGTTACTATGATAGCTATTGGAGAAGAAGAAAAGAAAAAGAAAAAGAAATATTTAGGAGGACCTGTAGGTTTTACTAATGGTGGTGTTAGTTCTGATGTAACACAAGTAGAGGCAGGTAGAACTTTTAATCCTGATGATTTTAGAACAGTAGGAGGTAGTTTAAGACCTAACAGATCTAATCCTGCTAATCAGCAAGGAGTTACTAGAACAGTTACTTATTACAATCAAACAACAGGAGAAGCTCATCAAGTAACTTTTGTTAATAATAATATTACTCCACCTGAAGATGTTAAATATACAAAGCCACCACAATATTCTCTTATCCCACCATCTCCTACAAATATTCAAGCACAACGAAGTAGAAGTGATGATAATGAGGACAGGCGTGGAGATAGCTCTCCTCCGGGATGGGGTGCTGATCCAGATAAATATGATTTTACTGGTTGGGATCAAGACAGATTTGAACAAGAAATTGACAGTCTTGTTAATCCAACAGGTATTGCAGGTGCAATATTTGGAAGAATCCCTTTAATAAGAACTGGTGGTTTAGCTAATGCAATTACAGCCATGAAACTTGCAGAATCTAGAGGAATAGATACTACAGGTATGCAAGAGCAAATAGATGAAGCAATAAAGGGTATGCCATCTTGGGAAGTAGCTATTGCTAAAGGTTTAACTCAAGATTCTATAATTGTACCTTATATTGAAAATTTAAGTAACACAAATCCTAGTGTTAATAATATAAATACTGGTGGAGGTGGTGGTACTGGTGGTATTACGCCTACTGGTGGTATTACACCTACTGGTGATAATACTAGTGTTAGTGATGGTGTTGTACAAACAGCTACTCCACCAATTAAACGACCTGATATTTCAAGAGATGATAGAAGAAGACAAGATGCTGAAGATGCTAGACAATCTAGAGCAGGTCCACAAACAGGAACAACACCTGCACAGAAAACTGAATCTTTTAGAGAACAAGAAAGAACACGTATGCAAGGAACTGCAGGAGCATCAAAAACAGCAGCAGATATTACTAGAGATGTAACGGGAGGTGATTTAAACAAAGGAGGACTATTACAAAAATCAAAACCAAAACCTAAGACAAGAAAACCTAGAGGTAAAGGACTAGGTATTAAAAAGTAGATTGGCTACTCAACAATGTTGACCCCAAGAAAGGAAAAGTAAAATGCCAGAATTAGAAAATGTTGAAAAAGTAAAAACTGCAGGATATATGAGCAGAAGTAGAACAACTAATCAAGATAGAATTAAAAAAGATGAAGAAGAACTAAAACAACTTATAGAAGAAAAAGGTGAAACTCCTGAAGAAAAAACTAAAGAAGCTAAACCAGAAGTTGAACTTAGTGATGAAGAAAAGTCTTTTAAAACTCGCTATGGCGATATGAGAAGACATCTAGCTGCTAAAGAAAAAGAATACAATGCCAAAATTGAAGAGCTAGAAAATCAGTTAGGTGAAAAAGAAAAACTTGTTCCACCAACATCTGATGAAGAACTTTCTGCATGGGCAGAAAAATATCCAGATGTAGCAGGTATAGTGGAAACAATAGCTGACAAACGAGCAAAACAAATGTTTGACAAAGCTAATATTCAACTAGAAGAACTTAGTAAAGCAAAAGAAGAAGCAATTAGGAACAATGCTGAAAATCAAATTAGAGAAGCTCATCCAGACTTTGATCAACTTCGTGATTCAGATGAATTTCACGAATGGGTTGAAGAACAACCTTTGTGGGTTCAAAATGCTTTGTACGAAAATAAAGATGATGCTGCTTCGGTTGTACGTGTTCTTGACTTGTATAAGGTTGATTACGGACTTACAAAAAGCGATAGAAAAATTAAAACAAAAGCTGCTGCCTCGTTGGTAGATAAGGGTAATAAACCTAGTGTAGATGTTTTAAATCAATCAGGTAAAATTAGAGAATCTGATATTGCTAAAATGTCTGATAGAGAATACGAGAAACACGCAGAAAAAATAAGAGAAGCTCATATGTCTGGTAAAATAATATATGATGTTTCAGGAAATGCACGATAAAGACTTGACAAATAAGATTTTATCTGTATAACTACCCCTTAGACACAAAGCCTCTGTTTAGACTACCTTTGTGTGTAAGTAATATGAAGACTAAACCAATAAAAGACTACCTATATAAGTATAGACCCATTGACTTTAAGACTTGCTATCTTAATGTTATATGCACTCTAAAAAGTATAGCCTCTTCTAAGATGTTTAGCTTTTAAATAAGCCAAGCAATAGGAGGATTTTATTATGGCTTTTACAACAGCGTCAGGTTACGGTAATTTACCTAATGGTAATTTTTCACCAGTAATCTACTCCAAACAGGTACAGCTTGCATTTCGTAAAGCAACTGTTGTTGGAGATATAACTAACTCTGATTATTTTGGAGAAATTGCTAATCAAGGCGATACAGTCAGGATTATCAAAGAACCTGAAATATCAGTTAAAGCGTATGCCAGAGGTACTACGGTTACTGCTCAAGATTTAGATGATGAGGACTTTAATCTCGTTGTTGATAAATCAAACTACTATGCTTTTAAGATGGATGACATTGAAGAAGCACACAGTCATGTAAACTTTATGCAACTTGCTACTGATAGAGCTGCATATAGACTTGCTGATCAGTATGATCAAGAGGTTTTAGCTTATATGTCTGGTTACGCACAGTCTAGCTTACATAGCACAACTGCTACGGTTAATACAAGTGTTAATGGTGCTAAAGCCATTTCTACTGCAGATTCAGATGAATTATTAGCTTCTATGAAAATAGACGCTACTGACTTCAGTTTAAATGACGGTGGTGCTGCTAACTCAGGGGAAGCTATTCCAATTAAACCTAGATTACCCGGAGCAACATCAATTGCAACGACAGATGCTACTCCTTTACGTGTTATTGCACGTATGAGTAGACTTCTTGATCAACAGCAAGTTGATAAAGCAGATCGTTGGTTAGTCATTGATCCTGTATTCCATGAAGTTCTTATGGATGAAGACTCAAGATTAATGATTAATGATTATGCTGAAGGTCAGAATGCAGGTGGTGGAATTACGAATGGTCTACAGGTAACAAAACTTCACGGTTTTAATGTATACGTATCGTCTAACTTACCACAAGTAGGCTCTGGTCCTGCTCAATCAAGTTCAACACTACAGTCTACAAACTATGGTGTTCTTGTTGCAGGTCATGGTTCTGCTGTAGCAACTGCCGAACAGCTAAGTAAAACAGAAACATATCGTGATCCAGATTCATTTGCAGATATCGTAAGAGGTATGCACTTGTATGGTAGAAAGATACTTCGCCCAGAAGCTATTACTACAGCACGTTATGTAACAGCAGCTGGCGTATAGGGAGGATTGAATTATGGCTACAGTTAGTACATTTAAAGTTGATGCTAGAGGTTCAGGTGGTCCAAAAAAACTACCTTACATGGTTCAAACTACTATAGATTTTGGACACGCTGATCTTGATGCTCTTTCTGCAGGTGATATTGTGGAAGCAATAACAGTTCCTGCTGATACTTGTATTTTGTTTGCAGGTGCTGAGATGATTGAATCAGTTCAGTCTGCTGCTGATGGTAATACTGTAAATTTAGGTATTACAGGCACAGACGTAGACGCTTATGTTGCTGCTATTGATATAGATGATGATGCAAGTAATTTATCATCTGGTATTGGTTATCTAACAGCTGCGGCTACAGCTGCTAATCCTATTCTTTTAGGATCTGCTGATACGATTGATCTTGAACTTCAAGCAACATCAACTGCTCCTAATACAGGACAGATACGTATTTTTGCAATACTTATGGATGTAAGTCCAATAGGTAATGAAAGTACTGTTCATTTTGCAGCAGATGGTGCAGCAGAAGTAGATAGAGATCTACTTGCTTAATATAAGCATATGATTAGGGAGGGCAGGAAAACTTGCCCTTTCTTTCACCATAACAGTAAAAATAGCCAGAAAGGTTTAATATGGCTACAAATTTTTTACAGCTTACAAATGAGTTATTAAGAAGACTTAATGAAGTAGCTTTAACAACAGATAACTTTTCTACAGCAAAAAATGTTCAAGCTTTAGCAAAAGATTCTATTAACAATTCAATACGTGAAATACTTCAAGACGGTCATCAATTTCCATTTTTAAAAGTTGCACAATCCCAAACACTAACGGCAGGTACAGGAACTTATGATTTTCCTTCAGATATGTCTACAGTGGATTGGGATACTTTTTATTTACAAAAGCTTACTTCAGAATCTAATACAGCTAAATCTTTACCTGTAATATCTTTTGATTTTTACACTCAAAAATATAGAGGTATAGAAGATGCTGCAGGAGAAGGAGGTAGGTCAGCACCTAATATTGTTTATCAAACTTCAGAAGAAAAATTTGGTGTAACACCTATACCAAATGCCGCTTATGTTGTAGATTATGTTTATTACAAGTTTCCTAACCCATTAGGAAAAAATGCAATTACAGGTGTTGCTACAGATGGTACTGATAGTACATACGATACTCCTATCATACCTGAAAGATTTAATTACATCATTATTGATGGTGCTATGGTATACATGATGAGATTTAGATCAAACGAACAAAGTGCTCAAATTCATCAGGGTAAGTTTATTCAAGGTATGAAAACTATGAGAAGAATCTTACTTGATGATGCATTGTTTGTAAACTCCACAACAATTGCAAGACCTAAATTTTCAACACATATGTTAAGTGTTAGCAGTGGTTCTTAAATGGTAGATAGTGTACAAACTTTTAGAGCAGTTTGTGTAGGTGGTTTAAACACATCTAATAATGTTTTGTCTCAAGGTGCTGATCAACCCGGAAGTGCTACAGATTTATTAAACTATGAACCTGCACTAGAAGGTGGTTACAGAAGATTGAGTGGTTTTAGTCACTCATATGGAACAGTAACAGGCACAGGTTCAGTTTTAGGTGTTGCTGTCGCTAATGGAATACAGCAAGGTTTACTAGCAATGAGGAAACCTTCTTCAGGCAACAACTATTTACATTATTGGAATTACTACTATCAATTTAATGTTGCCTCTGATGCTAATTTAACAGTCGGTGAAACAATCACAGAAAGAACAAGTGCAGGTGATTCATCTACAGAAACATCTGTTACTGGAACATTAGTATCAAAAAATTCAAATACTATTGTAGTTAATTTTGGAAAACTTCCCTCTTCTGTATTTACAAATGGTAATGCTATATCAGATGATGGTTTTAGTACAAGCACTACATTAAGTTCTGTTCCTGCTGTTATTGGTTGGGTAGAAGTTACTTGTGATGTAATAGCTAATGATAGAGATGGTGTATCTGCTTCTGCTTCCATATCTGCAGGTAATAATGCTGTAATAGGTGGAGCTTTAGCTGATGGGGGAGCAGTTAATTTTGTTACAGCTGCTTCAGAGCAACCTAGACAAGTTACAATTTTTGGATCTGGAAATGAAACAGGTAGAACTTTTACTATTACTGGAACAGATAATTTAGATTTAGCAAAAGTT